CAAGACGGAACTATGATGAACCAGAGTTCGCACGCTAAAGAATACCAGAAGGTCTTAGAACAAAACATCATTAAGTTGAACCATAAATCGTTCCACCAGATTGTGGTACTTGGTAGTAGCAGTTTTATTCCTTTCATGCAACTTCAAGCATCACATCGTCGTGGTGTTATCGAGGACCTTCTGGACATTAACATATTCTCTAAGATGAACGGTATCATCAAGGAGAAGAACTCTGGATTGAAAGAAAGACTTAGAGATACAGAGTATAATCTAGACTTGTTAAAGAACAAGATCGAGAGTCAGAAGAAGTACATTCGGGATATCACACAGATCAATGACGATGAAGTCAAGGTAAAACGAGATCAGATAGAAGAATGTAATACAGAGATATCTGAACTGGCAAACAAAACCATAAAGGCAACCACGCATATAACACAACACAAACAAGATGTGGAGAAGTTATATGGTGAGTTACATAACAAAAGAGACAAACTTGGCCAATACAAACACGAGTTTGGTACACAGATAAAACGTGTGGTCAAGGACGCAAAGTTCTACGAGGACAACACACACTGTCCTACGTGCGATCAGGACATCCTAGAAGACACTAGAACCACCAAACTAACCGAGAGTAAGGATAAGGCAAAAGAACTACAGGATGCAATATCCAAGGTAGAACAAGAAGCAACCGATAACTCAGCCCAGTTAGAAACGATAGAAAAAGATTTAGAAGAAGTTCGTGCATATGAGACTTGTGTAATATCACACGCAAATACGGTCAAACGATTGCATAAACAGATTGACGGTATCAACAAAGATATCGAAAGATTGTCTGCTCGTGAAGGTGATCTAGGTCAGGCAAACACCGATCTAAGCACTATGAGAGATGATACTGAAGTTATTGTAAACGAACGTGGTACAATCAACGAAGAGTATGCATATAACAATGTAATGGGAGAGATGTTAAAAGATACTGGGATTAAGACTAAAGTTATTAAACAGTATCTACCAGTTATCAACAAACTTGTCAACCAATATCTACAGACGTTAGACTTCTTTGTACACTTTAATCTAGACGAGAATTTCCAAGAAACCATCCGATCTAGACACAGAGATGCCTTCTCGTATGATTCGTTCTCGGAAGGTGAGAAACAACGTATTGATTTGGCACTGTTGTTTGCGTGGAGAATGATCGCAAAGATGAAAAACTCTGTTGCAACAAACCTACTGGTACTGGACGAGACATTTGACTCTTCCCTAGACCATGACGGTGTAGAAAATCTAATGAAGATTCTGAATACTCTTGATGGCGATACTAACGTATTTGTTATCTCACACAAAGGTGAGATCCTAGAGGGTAGATTTGAGAATAGGCTAGAGTTCAAGAAACCAAAGAACTTTAGTGAAATAAGTGAAATGGGTTTACAATCCGAATGATTCGTGTTATAATAACCCAATGTATTATATAAAGGAAACAAGATGCAGTTAACAGAATTAACTACACAGATGTTGAAAAACTATTCTGGTATCAATCCTAATATGGTTATCCACAGCGGTAACACTATTAGTACGATGTCCGAAGCGAGAAACATACTGTCTAGTTGTACAGTCGATACGACTTTTGAACAAACCATAGGCCTATATGACCTAAACGAATTTCTTGGTGTTGTCGGATTAGTAGACGAACCACATTTAACATTTGAGGAGAAGATGGTCAGCATCGGTGATGCCACTGGACGATCTAGGATTCAATATTACTTGACAGATATAGATCACCTTACATCACCCGATACGGCAATGATAGATAAGGCTAAATCTATGAACGATTTTGAAGTGAAGTTCACTTTAGATAACGAGACTCTTAGTAAGATCAGACGTGCTGCTAGTACGTTGGGTCACGAGACAATCTCAATCACTGGTTCAGACGGTGCAATCAAACTAACAGTTTGTGACCCTGAGAACAAAACATCTAACACATTCTCTATAGAAGTGGCAGGTGAATACCAATCGGAAGACTTTAACTTCCTAATGAACATCAACAACGTTAAGATCGTTAGTGGTGATTATAATGTAGGGGTTTCTTCCAAACTTCTATCCAGTTTTAAACATACAGAGAACGATATCACATATTGGATCGCTCTCGAAAAAGCATCAACTTACGGAGCATAATGATGGCAAAAAAAGAAGAAAAAGCAAGCACGGCAATTGCAGATTTAGCAAACCGAACAGCAAGAAGTAGTATCGCAGTGATTGACACAGTATCGTCACGTGGTGGATTTCGCGGTGAAGAACTGTCAACTATTGGTCAGTTAAGAGATCAGTGTGTACAGATTGTCGCAATGTGTGAAGCAGAGCAACAAACAGCCGCAGATAGTTAAGGGTTGACGAATCTCTCCAAATATTATATAATGAGACAAACTGATTGGAGATCAAATGTCAAAAGACTTTCTATGGGTCGAGAAATATCGACCTAAAACTATCGCGGAAGCAATACTTCCTAACGATATAAAATCCTCTCTCCAAGGCATGGTTAGTTCTGGTGAATTGCAAAATATGCTTTTCACTGGGACTGCTGGTCTCGGAAAAACAACTGCCGCACGTGCGTTGTGTAATGAACTCAAACTTGATTACATTGTTATCAATGGATCAGAAGAGGGTAATATTGACACACTGCGTGGCAAGATAAAACAATTCGCATCTACCGTATCATTGATGGGTGGATACAAAGTCGTTATACTTGACGAAGCAGACTATCTAAATCCACAATCAACCCAACCCGCCTTGCGTGGGTTCATCGAACAGTTCTCAGATAACTGTCGGTTTATTCTCACTTGTAACTTTAAGAATCGTATCATAGAACCATTGCACTCACGGTGTAGTGTATATGAGTTTAACGTACCTAAGAAGGACAGTGGTACTCTTGCAGAACAATTCATGGGTAGGCTGAAACATGTACTGAGTACAGAAAACATTCAGTATCACGATCCTGACATTGCTAATCTTATAATGAAATACCTTCCCGATTGGAGAAGGGTTATCAATGAGTGTCAACGTCATTGTAATGAAGGTGTGTTCAACGCACCACGTGCATTAGCATCTGGTGACATAGGACAGTACGAACCTTTATTTAAAGCGTTAAAGGATAAAGACTTTAAGAAGATGCGATCTTGGATTGTAAATAATCTAGACTTGGATACTTCATCAGTCATTCGTGCGATCTATGATAACATGAATACCAGAGTCAAACCATCAAGTATACCACAGTTAATACTGATACTTGCAGACTATCAATACAAGGCATCATTCGTCGCAGATCACGAGTTGAACCTCGTTGCATGTATGACCGAAGTAATGGCAAGTGCAGAATGGCTAACGTAAACGCAATGCACCCGAAGGTGGACATAACAGGTCGGAGTAATAATAGGTTTCCAGAGTTTAGAGAACTCTTTGACTATAAAGACCATATGAGTGTTCTTGACTTCGGTGGTAACAAAGGTGAATTGATGAGAGGTATTATCAATCCCGAATATACGGTTATGGACGTTTCTCAAGAAGCGATCATGTATGGTAAGAATCACTGTCAGGGAAACTTTATTTGGTATAACAGATATAATTGGATGTACAATCACGAAGGGCTTGATATAACAATTCCACCCCTTGCTGGTAGATTCGATTGTATCTTCGCTTACAGTGTGTTTAGTCATACAGATTACGAAGAATTGAGAAGTTCTTTGCGGTCTTTTATGAATATGGACTATGGACAAATCTGTGTAAGTGTGTTAGACTATAATGATAAAGAAATAGTACGGTATTTCAACGAAAAAAGAAAAAAGATCTATGGCCAATGCATCGACTGGACGCACGAATACTGTGTCAATACTCTGTCTTTGTTTGACAATAGAAAATTTATAACTGGCAGTAAAGATATAACACAAGAGAATTGCAGACACTTTACAACATTCTATGATTTAGAATGGTTAGTGGCGAGTTTAAATAACGATGGTGTGCCAGTAAAATTGAGGTATGCATCGAATACAAGAGTTCCATTTTTATGGATAGGAAGTTAATATGATAAATCATGTAGATCACGGAGTGGTACTACCTAAAATTACCAGAGCAACAACTGAACTTGGTCGTAGGTATTTTACACCAGAGGGTAAAGCATATCCATCCATTACTACTATACTTGGGAAACTGAGTAAACAAAGTATCATGGAATGGCGTAAAAGGGTAGGTGAAGAGGAAGCAAATAAAGTTTCTCGTCGTGCATCAACCCGTGGTACGGCAGTACACAAACTCGCAGAAGATTATCTCAACAATGATCCAACTTGGAATGATGGTGTAATGCCTAACAACCTAGCATCGTTTCTTGATTTAAAAAAGATCATAGATGAAAGGTTAGACAACCTTTGGTTTCAAGAAGAGTTTCTATACAGTGATAAATTAAAATGTGCTGGACAGGTAGACTGTATCGCAGAGTTTGACGGGGAACTGTCTATCATTGATTTTAAAACATCACTGAAACCTAAGAAAGAAGAATGGGTAGAAAACTATTTTATTCAGACTGCATTCTATGCAGCCGCATTCTATGAAAGAACTGGTATTCCTATCAAACAAGGTGTGATCCTGATCTCTGTTGATGAACATGAACCACAGGTATTTAAGATACCAACCTTTAAATATATACCCAGACTTTTAGAGATAAAAAAACAATTTGGATTTAAATAAAATATATCACGAGGATTGTCTTGATACTCTAATGAGAATGGAAGATGATTCTGTTGACGTTACTATCACGTCACCGCCTTATAATCTAAATCTGAGGATTGCGAAGGGTAAGTATATACCTAGAGGAATGGACAAGTCTAATACCATTGCTACCAAGTACGGTACAATTGAAGACTATGAATTCGCAGACAATATGTCAATAACTGAATACAATCAATTTCATACCAGAGTTCTAAGAGAACTGATTCGCGTAAGCAGTCTGGTATTTTACAATATCCAAGTTGTTACAGGTAGTAAACGATCTTTATGGAAAATGATTGGTGAGTTTGGAGATGATCTAAAGGACATCATCATATGGGATAAGGGTAGAGCAGAACCTGCAATACACGACGGTGTCATCAATCGACAGTCAGAACTCATACTCGTATTTGATAAAGACTATCCAATCGCCAGACAGTATCGTAAGAAGGGTAGATTTGCCAGAGGTACACTAAACGATATATGGCAGATCAATAGAGAACGCGGTAAGGGTGGCCATGGTGCTACATTTCCACAGGAATTAATAAGAAAGATACTAGTAAACTTCTCGGATGAAGGAGACTTGATATATGATCCTTTTATGGGTACAGGAACAACTGCACTCGTCAGTAAAAACCTAAATAGAAATTATATAGGTAGCGAACGAAGTGAACACTATATACAAATAGCAGAAGATAGATTGTTTCAACCATTGGAGATATTCAAATGACACTAACACTTTATTCCCAAGACAGATGTAACTGGTGCGACAGACTAAAAGAACACTTGACGACATGGGGTTACGAATACAAAGAAATTAACATCTCAGAAGAAGGCAGTGGTCTTGCAAAAGACTTCCTAAAACATCAGGGACACAGAACAGTTCCACAACTGTACCAAGGTCAAAATGATGTGTTACAGGGAGACTCAGTATTACTCACAAAGGGTTTACTCGAATCAAGAATTGTGGTAGAATACCCAGAGAGATCAGAGGCTAGTTTTTAATGAATCCATTTGAATATGTTAACTCAATCAATATGACCAAGAAGGATATAATGATTGATGATTTATCCGAGAAAGCATATGCACCATTTATGATCAATAGATCCTTATCATACTTTAATGATACTGTTCTCATGGCAAATGAAATGAATATAAAACATCATTTGGACGCAAAACTACA